TGTTTAGGCGTTATTGTTAACCGTGCCAGCACTATCAAACACAACATGTAGTATTGAGGGCTTGTAATTGAACAAGCGTTCAATTAAGCGAGCGCACCCAGCGCGTCGATGCCAACCAGTGTCGCGGAGAGCTTCAGCACACGCAAGCACAGCCTCGCTCAGTGTATGGTATCATTTACCCCAGCCATCAGTCCTGCATCTTCCCCAAGCTCAACGAGAGCCTCGACCATTGCTTGCACGACGCGCTGCATGTCTGCTCCATGATTGAGCCGCTCTTCAACGTATTCCGCCAGCCATGTCAGCTCTGCCTCCGCTGCGTCATCATCCTCGCAGGCCACGTCAAGGCTCAGTCTAATTCTGTACGTCATACGTTTACCTCAGATACAAAAATGCCCCCGACGGACAAACTGGATGCAAAAACCGTCGAGGGCAAGTTGGACAGCGCGGGAGGATGCGCTGCCTGCTGCTTACGTTAAGGCTGCTCTGTCGGCACGTCAAGCATACCCTCATCCAGCTCACAGCCGAGCGCCAAGTATGCAGCGCCATCGCAGCTGCTATCGTGATGCGGGCCATTGCGCAGCCTAGCCAGCTTCAGCAAGCACATGAGCCTGCACACGTCGCCGGGCGATACCTTGATGCCCAGATAGGCTGACCACATGTGCGACGTTGCACCGAAGTTCTCCTGCGGCGTCCCATAGTGCGCTTGCCTTGGCCCGTTAATCAGCCCGATGGCTTCCTCCAGCACCGTTGTTCGTACATTCTTCGTCATCTCACTCTCCTTTTGGTTCAAAGTTAATTTCATCATCAAACACCCGGACTTCCACAACCTTCGCCCCGGCAAACTCTTTCGTCACAGCTGCCATCATCTCATCTGTGCGCACGCTCATGACGGCGCAGACTTCGCTGATATGATACACGGCCCACGTTGGATACTTGCGCCGGACAGCCGCTAGATCACCGCTGGCGAGGAAGCAATACGTCTTCCCCTTAAACTCGGCTATATGCCCGTCAACCTTTGGCGGCTCATGTCCATCCTGTCTTGCCTTCACGTTCATCATCTTGAGCGCTTTAATCAGGCTTGTGGCCAGCTGTGCGCACAACGTGTAATCATCTGCGACCATCGCTGCGTCCAGCTCACCCTTCAGCTCACGGTATCTCAGCGCGTATGCTGGCGGCACACAATCAACCAACGTATCGCCCCACACCTTGCTGGCCGCTGCTGACGCAAAGCTAAACGGCTCAACCGCCGCAGCTACCTTGTAGTGGATCGGCTTTCCATAATCAGTATGCTTACTGTCAAACGTGCCACGATTAGCCATCGCCGCTTTAGCTTTATCTGACTTCGGTTTTGCTTTTTTAGCCATTGTGGACCATCTCCCGTAAACCCTGCCAACCCTGCCAGCTGACGTTAGGACGCAAAGCTGCGCCTCTGGCCCGACTTCGCGCCAGCGAAGGAAGGCGGGACAGTGGAGCTGCTGGTCGTCTCAAAAAAAGAGAGTGTTCGCTTTTGCGAACTCTTTTTAAGACCTGCGCCTTGACAAAGTGCGTCACTGGAGGTAAATTTTCCGTAGGAAAATTCAGCAAATCCACTGACGCACTATATAAATAAGGGGTTTGCGAGATTTCCGAATCACCCACAAATTGACCGAATTTCAGCAATGCGTCGCTGCGCGTCACACATGCGTCACTGAAATTTTCCACTGACGCACTACTCGATAACATCGAAATCGTCCTCTTCGTTGGCTTGTGCTACTCTTTTTGACAGCTCCGCGAAGAACGCACTCATTGGCTCAATGGCCTTCTCATATTTGAACTGTCCCTTTGACTTATGTGGCCAGAAGTTCAGCTCTGTCTCCTCATCGCTGTTTATGTAGAACATAGCCTGCAAGTGCCACGGTGCGGCGTCATAGTTTGGCCAGTAGAATGCCAGAATGTCGTTGCGCTCCGCGTGAAAGGCAAACTCTTGCACGTTTATAAACTGCTCCATATCTTTGTAGAAGCAATCTCTCGGGTTTCCTGTCCACTTACGTCTCATCAGTTCATCTCCCCAACTCTGCCCGTCGACACGATGCCTTTGCGCTCCCTGCGCTGGCTTGGGCTGTGATAGACAATTTCCTCCAGCAAGCCTTCGTCATTCCACTGGCGCAGGATTGTCTTTGCCTGCCCTGCTGACTTTGTGTGGTCTAGGTCTGAAAACCTGTAATTTGTGATGACTGCGCCGACCCATCGTTGCTTGTCCTGCGGCCTGATAGAATACTTCTCGCCATCCTCTGGGCCTTTGTCGATCAGGTCTAGCATATTGTTGACCACACGGGTTGTCATGCCCGCCCACTGATCGGGCAGCTTAAATTCAACGGCCACGCCAACATATTCTCCGTTGTCTAGCTGCGTGCTGACCATGCGGCGGTAGATTGCTTTGTCGGCTGGCAATGGTGCGCTGAGATTGGCTTTGCCATCGTCCACTCGGAAAACGCCCGTCGCGTTGGCTTCTGGCACACCGAGCGCCACGGCGTCCTCAAACTTCACTTTGTTGACAACTCTGGCGGCTCTAGCTGCGCCAATCAGTGAACCTGCGCCGCGCACTGAGTCAATGTCGGCGTCCTCACCGTTGCCTTTGCGCACATGGTGAACCACATGCACGGCACAGCCAGCCTCTCTGGCCAGCTGGCGCAGCATGGCGACAACCTTCTGCACACTCATATTGGAATTCTCATTGACTTCGTGCGTCGAGATGAATGGGTCGATGATGACGAGGCCGATGTTGTTTGCCTTGATCTTGTCTCGCATGTGGCTGAGGAAGGCGTCATTGGTCTCAATGCCGTCCCTTGTTTCCGCAGCCAGCGTAATGCCAATTGTGTCTTCCGCATCCATGAATAGTTTGCCGGCGATTTCTGGATGTGTGACGTTGTGTTGCTTCATGGCTGCGGCCAGCCTGATCTGCATTTCTGTCATGTCATCTTCCAAATTTATGATCCAAACATTTGTTGGCTCATGCACCTTCTCACCCAGCAATGGCCGCCCAGTCACCACAGCTAACGCCTCCACCATTGTGAGCGAAGTTTTGCCGATGCCCCCGGCAGACGCCGTGACGCTGACAAAGCCTCGAATGTGGTGATGTCCGTAGATCCACTGCCTGCGCGGTAAACTTGCTTCGTTGATAGTTCCGACGGGTGTTGGCCATTCGAGCTTGGGTGCAGGCTCAGGTTGGCTCTCAGGCTCGATCTCAGGGTCGGGTATAGTGTCGAAGTCATCCAGCCCATCGTCTGGCTCCGGCAACTGCTGATTGACCTCATCAAACTTGCTTGGCCGCAGCTCGGCGGCGTAAGTGCGCACGGCGGCTCGCATGTCGTTGTCATGTTCGAAGTAGCAGTAGAGGTCGAAAGCATCACCCCAGCAAAACTCCGCGCTGGTTTGGCCGATGCCTGCTGCTCTGTCTGAGCCTGACAGGCTGACCCAGTGTGTGCCGAAATCTTTGGTGGCGTGCGAGCCAGATGTCTGCATGGGTGATCTGTAGCTGTCTGACCGGCCCAGCTTCTCGTAGCCGTGGCGCAGCATCATGTCAGCTATTGTATGGTTACGGTTGAACTCGGCAACTGGATCAACGTCATCAAAATCTTTTCGCTTTTCTTCGCGTTGCTGTGCGCGCAGCTGGCGCTCGGCGGCGGCTCGTTCAGCTGCGATAGCTTCATTCTTCCGGCGGAACTCTAAGTTTGCCCAGATTTTGCTCTCGGCTGGGATAAGTAAGCCCTCACCGCGATTGCGCAGGCCATGATAAAACTGTGGTTGGCCTAAGTTATCTCTGCGCGCTGGCGGCACGTTGGGCAAGAAGATGGGTTGGCCAGCGCGTGACAACGCAGCGTCGCATGTTATGTTTTCCCGCTGCATAAGGTCAAAGAGCGCGAGCTGTGCGTCAACGTAGTCTTCACCGCTGATCGGCTCTGACAACGGTATGAGTGCGCGCCACTTGCGGTTGTCTTCGCTGGCCCCGGATGACGAATAGATAAGTGCGGATGCGTTGCCTGTTACACGCTCGACGGCGGTCTTCACTTCGGTCAGCGATAAATCACCCTCGTCAACGTCAATGGCCAGCATCCAATACTCGCCGCGCTCACGCTGGGCAGCGTGGCTTCTGCCATCATGCTCGCGGTAAGTTGACGGAATGAAAAACTTTGCGTCGGCCTTTTCGGTAGCCTGCGGTTCGCTTACCAATTTGGCAATTTCGGCTATCGTGATGCCGTCGTATTGTGACCCAGCTTCATTGATGCGAGTGTCGCGCGCACCAGCTGCAATTAGCATGTGTTTCTTGCCAACTTCGCTTGTCTTTGTTAGTCTGTGCATGTTCGGACCTTTCTCCATCCAATCGTGGGTTCGCTTTCATGGTGTCCCCTGCCAGCGTCCCAACTGGCAGGGGTTTTCTTTTGCTTAAAAGGGTATTTCGTCCTCTAGCTCAGCTGGCGCTGGAGCTGCCTGCGGTGCTGGCGCGGCGGCTGGTCCAAAGTCATCGAGCGATGCGTCAACGCCGCCCTCCATTGTTGTTTGCACCTCATCGAAGTCATCTAGGCCACCGCCACCGTACACTGCGTGCGTGACTTGCACGGTATCTATAAGCAAGCTGATGCCACCGTTGCCATCTGGGTCTGTCACGGGATACGCCGTAACCTTGATGCTGCCTTTGGAGCCACCCCAGAAGGCCGTGTCTGCCAGCGGTTGCTTCATGCCGTCAATGACGCGCGGCTTTTCGTTCAGTTGGCCTTGGCTGTTTGTGCCATTGCGCTTAGCGCGGAACTCATAGTTGCCGCTGTCTAGCTTTTTCATGCCGAAGACTTTGCTGAATGGAGCTTTGGTTTGGCACGTCTCATAGTGCGCCTTCAGCTCTGCGTGCAGCGCCTTTGCAGCATCTGCGTCCATTTCCCATGCGATTGAGTAAGCTGCGTTTGACGCTGTTGGCGCGCACTCCTCGCTTTTCTTCTCCGAAGTGTTGTAGCGATAACAAGCATTCAGCCGTGGATACTTAAATTCCACGTTGCGGATCATTACTGGTTTGAAGTCTGTTTTAGCCATCTGTTTTTCTCCAAGCTAATTAAAGTTCGACTGCATCTAAACGCAGCCATCGTGGCAGATCAATCACATTAGTTTGATCTGACCAACCAGTGTCCCACTTCTGGGCCTCGTTGGCTTTTGCAATCTTGCGTAGGGTCATGTGCATTTCGCCTTTAGCCCAGTCAAGATATTCCTCATGGATGATGTTTGTCGAGACCGAGTGTGCGCCGGTTTTTTCGACGTGAACGAACACGAACTGTGACGCCTCATAGCCAGCCTGCTCTAGGCAGTGCATGTAAAAGGCTTGCTGAATTGCGTAATTGTACGAAATCATGTCCTTTGCCACGCCGCGTGGTGAAGCATCCTGACACGTCTTTAGATCGTACAGGACACCTTTTGCATCCCAGTATGAATCCGGGCGGCATTTGATTTTCAGCCCAGTCTCAGGGTCAGTAGCAAAAAAGCTGGCTTCGTTGACCGTTGTTGGCCCAGCCATGCGCTGCCCCACTGGATGAAACAGCACGCTATCGGCAATATTCCGCGCAAGGTCATAGTCGGCGGCGGTCAACAGCGTTTGATCGCTTGCTTGAGCTTCCTCATATGCTTCCGTCCAAGCCTTACCTCTGCGGGTCTCTGGCCCACGCACGACGCCCTTGCCATCTTCTAGCACCATTGCGTGTACGGCGGTTCCCATGTCGAAGACAGGGCTTGAGCTGTATGTCTTCGCCTTCCAATGTGCCAGCGACTTGCTGTGGACCATCTTAACGTCAGATGAGCTGATCGCGTCATCGGCGTGGTATTGGCTGTTGGATAGTTTGTCAGCTGTTATCATCATCTCGCGTCCTCCATTTTAATTACATCTTTAAACTCGCTGATTGGAATGTGAGTAACTGGCTCAATGTCCTGCCAATCGTTGCGGTCTTTTCTGCCGCCGACTCTAACGCTCCAATCCTCATTGCTCATTTGCACCCAGCCCATGCCATCAGCCCATTGCACCAGTAAGATGCAGTTGATCCCGATGTTGCGATAGCCAGCTGCGGCAACCAGCTTTGACATAGAAATCATGTAAGTTGGATATGCGTGTTTTTTATTCCTGCGGCACTTAACTTCAACCAATGCCGTGATGACGCCGTTGCGTGTGAGAGCAAAGTCCATTTTGTATTGCATCGGCAACTTAATGAAATCAACTTCACCGCCAAAGCTCTTAATAAAATTTTGCACAGCCACAGTCTCTGCGCTACGGTCGCTTGCGTTTTCATAGGTTGGCCTAGTCATTCATTGCCTCCCTTGCAATGTAGCAGAAAGTCTCAAAGTCTACCTCTGCCGTGTAATCGTGATCGCAATCAGTCAACGCAGCCAGCGGGATCACACATCGCATTGGCTTGCGGTCGTATTTGTAAATAAGGCACGGCATTTTTCGCTCACGCTCGGCGGCCACTTTGACTTGCTCCCACCATGCAGGCGCACCTCCGATTGGGCCATCCTTGTATCGTTTCAGCTCAAGCGTAAACGGAAATGCAGGGTCATCTGGGATTAGGTCAGCGTGCGCGCCAGCCCGGTATTGCTCAAGATCACGCTTGAAGCCTATGCCCAGCTCATCGCGTAGCATTATGGCAACTTCCCGCTCAAAAGATGCGCCCTTGTTGCGCCCGTTGACCATTAGTCAGCTCGCGGCTGCTCGGCGTGTATGCCTGCGTTAGCCGCTGCGGTCAGTGCTGCCGATCTAATAAACGTGGCCAGCGCCATGCCAGTGCGCTCTGCGGCCAACGTCAGCGCCTCATGCTGCGCGTCAGTCAATACGACTCTACTCTCTTTTTTCATGTCACCCTCCAAGGTTATCTCATAGGACGTTACATCCTAAAAAAAGTTAGTGCAAGTGCAAATTAGGCATTTACATAGGATGATTTACGGATTAGCTTGATTGTACAGTTAAAAGGAGAAACAACAATGAAACGTAAATTTGAAATCGCTGGCGAAATCTTATTTCTCTTGGCATTGTTTGCCATGCCACTATTCATCAAGAGCGCCATGCTATGAGTAATATAATCAATTGCCCCGAATGCGAAGGCGAAGGCCAAGTCGAGCGGGATGTATGGGTGCGCCAGAGTTCAACTTGGCACGGCGACTTTGAGTCTGTCATTGAGGATTGCGATAACTGTGGCGGCGTTGGACAGATTGAAGCGCTGGAGGAAGACGAATGAAATACGACCCAGAAGCCCTCACCCGCCACGTCCTTGCCTGTGCGGATCAAGGTATGTCTCAAATTGAAGCTGCTGAATTATTGCGCGTATCACCATCAACAATACATCGCATATGCTCAGCGGCAAACATAAAGCTAGAAAGGAAAAAACGTGAATACGGACCAAACTCAGATTATTATAAAAAGGCTCGAGAGAATAACGAGCATAATGCTGGCGGAGCAGAAGACGGCGATGAGGCCAAACTTGAAGCAGCGGCTGGAAGAGCAGCAAGCGCTAATCGACGTTCTAAAGCGCGAGACGCAAAAGACGCCGCAGAGCGATTGCTTGCCAAGCTAGAAGGCGTCACCGATAAGCATGAGCGCTTTGAGATCACTTACGGCCATTGCCTGTGGGAGTTTGAAACGCTCATGTATAAACAGCGCAAACGTGACCCGCTTCCGTCTGGCCCGCGTAGGCCCACCACAATGGCCCCATCTATGCACCGCGCGGCTGAGGCGAGCAAGCAGCACAGCATTGACCAAGGCAACCGCCTGTTCTCGTTAATACCATACGACCAGCGCGTGACTGCCGCAGAGGCCGCAGAGCTTCTGGGCGACAGCGTGCCGCGCACTTCAAGCTATCTCAAGAAAATGTGGGAGGCTGACAAGATATACCGAGTGCGTGACTTTGTTGAAGTGCCGGGCTACACTAAGCGCCAATGGCGGTGGGTGTTCAGCAAGCAGCCTATCAAACCGCTGTCGAATAAGTTTGAGGAGGATGTGTGATGGATGACAAGAAAATAGAGCGCATGATTAACGCAGCGGGCCTGATCGGAGCTATTACTGGCTTCATCAGCGCCGTTACCCTAATGGCGCTAGTCGCTATAATATTTTGAAGTCGTGTGAGTGGCCGTTGATATTTAAAAGTTTGGCGCTTTTTTGGTAGCAACGTCATCTTAGGCTAAACAACCACCATTCCCGTGGTAAGTCGATTTATCTTGTTGATGATAGCCACCCACTCAAACTTTGTAATCAAGCCGACGCCGACCCGCAAGGCACTATTTAAAGCTGTCCAAAGTTTTTTGCATCGACTGGCTTTCGTTTAGAAATTCTGCCTCTGGTACATATGTTGTCGCCTTGATAACTTCGTCGCCCCGGCGAAAGACTACAGCGTCAAGATCCATAGCGACAAAGGCATAAACGTCTGACCTTTGCCCGCTCTTCTTTGCTGTGTGGAATTTGTACCTTTGGCTTGTTCCGTGTGTTTTACTGGCGCTCTTTACCTGTAATGTGAGCGTGCGTGTATCCGTCTGGATATACGCATCGTGGTCTCTGATCTGGCACAGGGTGCAGAGATAACCAGCAAGCGAAAGCCGGGCGAGTGCTAAATGCTCGCCCGCTCTGCCTACTGACGCGCTGGCCTTCTGATCTTGGACGCGCACTTAGCTAACCTAGCTAGACTAGGCCATAAGCCAAGTGTGGATTTTCTTGCTCTGGTTGCTTCGATGATCCAGCCCGTGATAGCCGCCATTCACGCGGCGCGTTATGCGCTTGATGGCGTCATCCGTTACGCCCTCATCGGCAATCTTAAACAAGCCATTCTTCTCGAAAAACCACAGCGCAGTCTCAAATGCGTATTCGTCGGCAACCAAGTCTGGGTCAGTCATAACCTTTGGCACGCCCATGTCAGATGCAAACGAGCGATAGTTGTTTCGCCCGGTAAGCTGAAGAAATCCACGGCCAATGTATAGGCTCGCTTGCGCTTCATTCTCGTTACCCATGCGGCCAGCATAGACTTTTCCAGCAAGCCCGGTTGGGTTCTTGGCGTATGGTTCTGCATCCTCAACAGTTGGAAAGCGCGAGGGCCACACAGCTTGTATGCGCTCTGGTGAGCTATAGTACAGGCTTTCACGGGTACGCTTGAAGCCACCGCTTTCGTGTGACGCCTGCCCCATCAAGTGTGCGCCGCGCGCTGGGGATAAGTTAAAATACTTTGCGATTGCTCGCGCCGTATTTGGCCCAAACTCACCATCGGGAGTTGACCCGATTTTAGTCTGGAGGCTAGCCATTGCCTTGCTCATTTCTTAACCTTTTTCTTTGCTGTCTTGGCAGCCTTTTTAAATGCACTGGCCGTTGGCGCTCCTTTAGTGCCGGGCTTGCGCATTTTCTCGCCACTTCCGGCCTTAATGCGCGCACGCTTTTTAGCAATGTTTGA